GGGAACATGCACACCATGTCGTGCACGCCGCTGCGGACGCTCATGGCGTCCATGGGCTCGCGCAGCGGCGGGTTGTTCGCGGTGACCCACTGTCCCGACTTGTCGCCCTGCTTGGTGCTGACCTTGAGCTCGACGTCGGCCCACTGGCTGACCGTCAGCAGCCGGCGCGGCGCCACGCCGCGCGCCATGCGCTGCAGCACGCGCTGCCGGATCGGCGGGTGCGACACCTGGCACGGCGCGGCTGCGGGCTGCACAGCGGGGTCAATGGGGGCGGCTGTGGCTGTCATGGCACCAGTCCCTCATGCGTCGCGCTCTTGCGCCTCGTGAGCGTGTTTGGCGAACGTGTCCGCCATGGTGCGCAGCAGGGCCTCGCACTCGGCGGCCAGCAGCGCCTCGATGCGCCTCTCGTCGCCGCCCAGGCTGGCCAGACGCGGCGGCAGGCGGTCGCGCCAAGCCTCGACAGTGGCGCGCACGATCGCGGCCACGTCGTCTGCGGCGCGGTCGAAATCCTCCACGCGGCCGAGCTTGCCGATGCGCTCCTCCAGCTCCAGGCGCTTGAGCTCGGAGGCGTAGTACCGCTCGCGCGCCTGGGCGTTGCTGTAGTCGGCGCCCTGCACCGCTGGCGCGGCGCGCGCTGGCGCCCGGGTGGTCTCGCGGATGCGCTGGAGGCTGGCCTCGAAGTCGACCTTCAGGTCCTCCGTCAGCACCAGCCGGCCCTCCCTCTTGAGCTGGCTGACGTAGCTCTGGGCCCAGCCCTGCGAGCGGGCAAACTCCGTTTGGTTGCCGACGGCTGGCGTGTCGCTCATGACGCCGACTGGTACTTGGCTGCCCAGCGGCGCAGCTGGTCGGCCATGGCGGCATTGACTGCCGGGCCCAGACGGCGCTGGACGCCCAGCTTGGAGACGTAGAAGAAGTCGAAGCGCTGGGCTTCGTAGGTCGCGCGGGTGACGAAGATCAGGATCGGCCGCGGATCGCTGCGGCCGAGTCGCGCGAACTGCGTGATCTGGTAGATGCCGGGCAGCAGCTTGCCGCGGCCGTACGGGAACGCCACGAATCGGCCGCCGGCGCGCCGGTAGGCCGTCTCCACGCGCCGGAGCTTGGCCTGGGTCGTCTTGAGGGCGCTGGCCGACATGGGCCCGACGAAACCGGATCCGGGGCGCGCGTTGCGCAGCATGCGGCGTTCGGCCCCGCTGACCGACGGGAGAGCGCTGGTGGCGCCCTGCGTGGGCTCTATGCGCAGTTGGCTGAGCACCTGGCGCAGCTGCCCGGTGCTCATGTTGCCGTAGGCGTCGAGCTTGGCGAACTTGCCCGGCACCGCGAACGTGTCGTCTGGCATGGCGCCGGCGCTGATCAGCAGCCGTTCGAACCGCTTGAGGCGCCGCGAGCCGCCGAAAACGTGCGGTTTCAGGAAGCCGACGGTGAACGGCCAGTCGCTGACGCCGACCTCGGCCTGCAGGCTGGCGGCGGTGGCGCGCTGGACGTAGATCTGGCCCAGGGCGAACGGCGTCGGGCGGTCGAACACGTCGCGGATCTCGCGCTGCTCGTCCTCGCGCACGCCCTGCGCTACGGCCGTGAGCGCGGTCGCCAGGCCGGCAGCAAAGCGCCGGGAGCTGAACTGGGCGTAGCTCCGGCGCACGCGCTCCAGGTCGGTGGTGTCGATCTCGTAGAGCATGCCGAGGATCCTGGTGGCAATGTTAGCGCGTACTAACTTCAGCTACGTGAGTGAGCACTAACTAACGGGTGCACGGGGTCCGAACCTCCCGCATTGTGAAACGCAAGGAAGGACCCAGTAACGTGCACATGCTTGGTGCGTGCGTGTGGTCAGGCTTTGGCGCCTGAGATCGCGGCCACGACGACGCGCAGCTCTGGGCGCTGGCCGTAGACCTTGCTGACGTGCTGATCAACGGCTTGCACGTCGTCGGCCCACACGACGCCGTTGATCCCGTCGCAGACCGCCTTCAGCACGTTGTCGCCGTCCGGCTTCTTGGTCGGCCTGATGGCGCCCGCCAGCGCTGCGGCGCGCCTCTTTGCCGACCACGACGTCGGCACGGCGCACACGGCCACCACGTCGATCGCACACGGCCCTGTCAGCGGGGCGTGGCCGGCCATGGCCTGCTTGGCTGCCAGTGCGATCAGGCCCTCGTAGGCGGCTGTCTTGGCTGGGGTGGCCATGCGCGAGTATCCGGCGACCTTGACGATCCGAGCGCGGCCCTTGCCCTGCGGTTCGCCGGGCACGACGAACGCCACGTTGGTGATGCTCACGTTGCCCTGCGCATCGCGCCGACGTCGAACACGCTGGCGGCGGGCGTGGGGCGGAACGTCTGCCCCAGCCGTATCCGGCTGATCGGCGACTCGCCGACTCCCAGGACGCGGGCGATCTCCCTGCCGGTCTGCTGGCTCTCCCGGATCCACTGCGCCAGCTCCATCGTCAGCGTTGTCCGCCCGGCGTTGAGGATGTTGCGGCGGTTGATGATGGTGCGCTCGATCCGGCCGCGCAGGTAGCCGGTCCTGGCGACCCACGCTCCCCATTGCGCTTTGGTGCCGGCCATGAGGTGGGCCGGGTTCGCGCAGTCCGAGACCCGGCATCGGCGCCACACCACGTACCCCGGTTTGAGAGGCTTGCCGGCCAGCATCCAGGCCGCGCGGCAGACCGTAGCCGTGCGGCGCTGGTCAGCGAGCCAGACGAGGGGTTCGCGCGAACGGCAGCGGTCGTGGCGTTTGCCGTTGGTGCCGCGCCAGTGCCAGCATCCGGTGTCGGGGTCGCAGTAGCACCGCATGCGGATCCCATCAAGATCGCGCACGCCGCCGAGCTGCGCGCCCAGTCTCTGCCCCACGGCTACTCCCCCGTCCCCAACGGCCTGCCCAGCGGCGGGTTGAGCCGCACGAACTCGCGCGCCCAGGCGATGTGGTGCGGATCCATGTCGCGGCCGGCGTCAGCGTGCGCGATGGCCGTCAACGCGGCCCTGCGCATCAGCTCGCGGCGCTCAGCCAGCCGGGCGGCGACCTGCGGGTCGGGGTCGTCGAACTCTGCCGGGTTCACGGGATGCGTTGCGGCCCACAACTTCATGCCACGCCCACCTGTGCCGGAGACCGGGATAGCGGGACGCCCGGCCTCAGGCCGGGTGTACCGATGTCCCGGTCGTTTTGTCCCGGGGACGGTTTTTTGTCCCGGGACAAACGGGACATAACCCTTTACGCGCGCGCGAGATGTCCCGCTGTCCCGGTGTTCAGTATTTTTGTCCCGATTCGTCATTTTCATGTCCCGGTTACACCTTGCTGAAAACGCGCACTTTCTCGTCAACGATGGCCACCAGGTTGGCCTTGGCGGCCTTCTCGATTGTACGGTTGAAGGTTCGGCGGCGGCTGTCGGACTTGTCCAGCCCGCAGGCGTCGTAGAACTTCTTGCGCAATTCCTCGGCTTCCATGCCGTCCTGCGCCAGATCGCACAGCGTCGCCAGGTAACCTCGCTTGCCGCGCTCGCGTTCGTGCCGCACTGCGTCGCGCAACTCGCTCCCGTTGTCGACCCAGAATGCCACCATGGAATCGATTACGTCGCCGTCTTCGTCGTGTCCTATCTCGACCTTGACGACGCGCAGCGACTCGTCCTTGAACCGCTCCCCGTCCTTCTGCTTGTCGCAGGTCAGGGTGCACATCTCGCTGCCATCGCCATCCAGAAACAGGCCGAGCAGGAAATCGATGTTGCTGCGCAAGGCGCTGGACCCGCGCGGGCGCTCCGTGGCGCCGTGCCCAGTGTGGTGGATGATCAAGACGCAACATTGCCACACGTCACGCAGCATGGCGCCAAGCTCGCGCAGATAGTGTGCGGTCTCTGTGGCGCTGTTTTCCTCGGCAGCGCTAGTCTGGCTCATCGTGTCGATGACGATCAGGCATGGGCTGATGCCGGCCGCCTCGATGGCCGCCTTGACCTCTGAAGCGTCCTCGGACAAGTTGATGGTCTGCGGGATGACGCGCAGCGATGGTGTAGGCCGGCGGTCCTTGTGCACGCGATACCAGGCCGTCATGCGGTCACAGATGCCCGTGCCGCCCTCGGCCGCCAGGTACACGACATCCCCCGACATCGTCTTGCGCCCGAGCCACTGCATGCCGTGGGCGACGCGCAGAGCCAGATCCAGCGCTACGAAGGTCTTGTACGTACCGCTGCCGCCAAACAGCATGCCCAGAGCATTGCACGGGATGGCCTTCTTCACCAGCCACCGCTGCTGCGCGTGTTGCGCCAAGAGGGCGTCATAGTCCAGAAGGCGAATGGACGGCTTGCGCACCGACTCTGCGCCTTCCGGCGGTATCTCGCTCGTCCAGTCGCCGACGGGCACTTCCTCCAATACCCGAGCCCGCGGGTTCACCCACCCGGTTTCTGCAGCCTTCGCAAAGACCCAAGCCGGCGTGATGCCGCCATCATCGCGGCGAAAGCTCTCCCACGTCTTGCGCTGGTCGGTCGCGTCGAACTTGTCCGACTGCTGCGACCAAGCGCACCACATCGCATAGGCCGGCTGTCCCCAGCCGGTCGAATGCAGCGCCATGCCGGCGCGCAGCCATGTGTCCCGGTCGTCGGCGTCCAAGGCGTACAGTGCCTCTCGCAGATCCTTGAACTTGATCGGGTCGACGGGCCTTGACGGCCCAGACGCTACCGATTCAGGGGTCTTGAGTTCGACGCGCAGGCTTCTCAGCCAATCTGGCAGCGGCGACGGGGCAATGCCCTGCAGCGGGTTGCTGCTGAGCTCCCATGCGTACTGCTTTCCGTTCGGATGCCTGCTTGGCTCAACGACGATATAGCCGTTCGCCTTGACGTCAACCCCTGGTCCGAGCGTACCCGGCAGGCGCAAGCGCATGCCCTCGGGCAGCGCGAAAACGTGATGCTCGCCGCCGCCGCCGGTAAACGCCATCACGTCGGAGCGCAGGCTTCCATGGGCCGACTGAAGCTCCTCAAAGGTCTCAATGCCACCGTTGCGAGGGTCCACGTCAATGGCCACCAAACCGGACGGAGCCAAGGCGATGCCGATGCCGGCATCCGGCGCGGCTTTCCACCACTGCTGAATGACGTGCGGATCGACGCTGGCGTCCAACATGCCGCGTGGCACCAGGCGGCCGAGAGGACGCTTCTCGCCAGGTTCAATGGGAAATACCCTCCACCCGATGGCGGCGTACGCAAGCGCCCAAGCCAGCGGCGTGGCGAGAGATGAAGCGTCAGGCATCATCGTGCGCCGCTCTGTGGCACAGGCTGCACAACGCGACCAGATCAAACAATAGTTCTCTTCCGACGCGCTCGTACGTCAGGTGATGCACTTCCTCTGCCCGCCGTTCGCGGCACCCTTGGCAGATGTAGCGTTCGCGTTCGAGGACACGTCGCCGCTTATCACGCCACTGCGGCGTCAGCAGATAGCTCTGATAGGCCTCGCGCCTCTGTGCGGCCTCGCGCTCTCGATCAATGGCACGCCGCAGGCGGTACTGAACGCACCGTTCCTCGTGCAGCGCGGCTATGGTTTCGTCCCACATCGGTGGCAGCACGCCGATCTTGTTGTGCGGGACGGCGTTTCCTACGGCCCGCCCGCAACTCAGACACTGGTGCGCGTACTGGATGCCACCACCAGCGATTCGGCGCGTGCGCAGCTCGGTTTGCTGGTGAGCACAATTCCATGGCGCGGTGGCGTCTGAAACCGCCTGTTCGCCATGTTCCAGAATCATGAGCGCCTCCAATCTCAGGCGTCATCTCGATCATCACGGCGTGCGCCACCATCCTGCTGTTGCGACACCTTGAGACGGCCATCGCGAAACCAACGCGGCTTCATCTTCTGCAGCTGAAGCTGGCGCAGCAGCGGGACATACTCCCCCCACTGGGACACCGCTTGCCTGGTGATGCGGAAAAGTCGTGCGACGTTCTGCTGCCCGCCTGCTTTACGGATGAGGTCTGAGGTTTTCACGGGCGCATGCTACAACCAGACACCCGCCTGGCGCAAGCGCGGTTACCAGTGCTGCAATCCCGCTTGACACTGCCTGTGCGCATCACGGCCCTACCGTGGCCGGGGCAAAAAAAAACAGCCCGGCCGGCATGAATCCCGGCCGGGCAGAGCACCATGGCCCGAGGGAGAGGTTGGCCATGGGAGGAGACCCTGGCCATGGTACTACACCCCGACGTGCTCACGCAACTGCCGCAGCAGCCAGCGCTGGAGCTGCAGTGCGTCCACCTCCACCGGCTCGCGCAGCGCCGCGTGGTACACCAGCAGCTCGCCTGACGGGCGCTGCTGCAGCTTGATCGGCCCAAGCGTGATGCACGGGCCGTTTTCCAGATCGGAATCGTCCATGGTGGCCAATCATAGGCATCGGATGCTCGCCATGGATTGAATCTTTCCTATGGCGACGCGGAGCGTGATAGAAAAAATTGTGTTTACACCTGCAGTCGCATGGGCATCATCGGCACCATCGCACCATTGGGCGCCTCGCCGGAGGCGGGTGGCGCGGGAGGAACGACGATGGACTCGGTGCGCATCAAGGGCTACGTTTACGCCGACGAAGACACGTATGGCCTTTATGGGCCAGCCGGCAGTGTGCGGTACTTTGTGCTTGACGAACCAGATCGGGATGCAACCGTCTGGGGCGTTTGCCTCGGCCCCGTTGAGTTCGATTTCCGACCCGGCCAAAACATCAAGGCTGCGGTGCTGAACGCGAAGATCGGCGCGCTTGAAGACGAGAAGACGCGCATCCACAAGGAGTTCGCGGCGCGCATGGCCCAAATCAACAACAAGATTGCCGAGCTGCAGGCGATCCCGATGGGGGAGCAGGCATGAGCGGTCTCACCCCCACCGAAATCATCGCCAGCCTCACTCGGCGGCACAGCCACGACGGGTACACCAGCTATCCCGAGCTGTGCCGCGCCTACGAGGCGCAGATCAGCCGCATGGGCGCCGAGCTGGCGCAGTACACCGGCGCCGCCCTGACGCCGCAGGCCGGGTGCGCGCTGCTGCGCACCACATGGGACCAGGCCCCGGTCGTGGTGGAGCTCGAGATCCAGCCTGAGGAAGGCGACGGCTGGTATCTGCCGCACTACCCCGAGCGAGTCGAGGTGGTCGGCGTGCTCGTCAACGGGCGCATGTGCCGCGCCTCGATCGCAGACGACGAGACCCGCGAGCGCTGGGTCGATGAGTTCATCGCCGAGCGCCGGGCCGAGCGCGACGAGGCGTTGATCGCGACGCGGGAGGCGGCATGAGCCAATACACCAGCGACCGCGTCGCCAAGCTCGTGCGCACGCGCACGGGCATCGTCATCGGCGGCGCCTACGTGCCGCCGCCGCCGAGGCCGAGCGAGGATGCCGAGCGCATCCAGGCCGCGCTGCTGCACCGCGACCAGGTGCAGCGCACCGGCCGCATCGCCGACGCCGTGATCGTGGCACTTGGGGTGCTGCTGCTGGTCGCGCTGGCGGTGCATCTGGCGGCGATGTATTTCTGATCGCACAACGCGGACGATGATGGCCGAGAAAGTAGTGATCGGTAACGCGGAACTGTGGCACGGTGATTTCCGCGACGTAGCAGACATCTGCGGATTTGGCAATGTGCCGTTTGATGCGGCTATTGTTTCTGACCCTCCCTACAGCAGCGGAGGATTTCAAGAAGCCGGCAAGGGCAGTGGATCGATTGGCAGCACGGTAACGCACACCATACACGGCGACACCTACAGCACGCGCGGTTATCTTCGGCTGATTCGCAGCGTGGGCCAGATTTTTCGCGTGGCCGAGTGCTACCTTTTCACGGACTGGCGCATGTGGCCTTATACGGTTGACGCTGTCGAAGACGCTGGTTTTCGAGTGCGCAACATGATCGTGTGGAACAAGCTGTACGGTGCGATGGGTGTCAAGTGGCGTAGCCAGCACGAGCTTGTGTGCTGGGGAGCGCGGGGAACGCTGAAAGCTGGTCCGGGAACCGGCAATGTGCTCAACGTGGCACGCAGTGGGAACACTCACCACCCGACAGAAAAGCCGGTGAGTGTGATGCGCGAACTAGTGAAGGCTTGCGACCGCCCACTCATCATCGACCCGTTCATGGGCAGCGGAACCACTGGCGTTGCTGCCGTTCTTGAAGGGCGGCGATTTGTCGGCGTGGAGATTGAACGCAAGCACTTCGACAGCGCTTGCGCCCGTATTGAGAACGCCTACGCCCAGGGCCAGCTACTGCCGCCCGAAGAACCGAGACAGCCTGTGCAAGAGGGTCTTCTGTGAAATCTAACCTCAACAACTCCCCCGCCGGCCCCGTGTCCGAGGCCGACCTGGACCGCGCGATCGCGCGCATGACGCCGCGCCGCGAATACCGCAGCGAGCGCCACGCGGCGCTGCACGCGCAGGAGTTCGCCGACACGTACCCGACGCGTGAGCCCTTCCTGTACGGCTCCCCGGCCGAGGTGCGGCGCACCGGCTACGCGGCCTGCGTCACGAATCGCTGCGCCAGCGGGCGGCGCCGGCCGTGCCCGACGCCGGATGCGTGTTGGCTGCCCGAGGATGACGCACGGTTCGGCGCGCTTGAGGGCCTGCTGTCATGGCCGGCGCTGGTCAGCGTCGTCTTGGTCGCGCTGTGCGCCGCAGCGGTGGTGGTGTGGCTGTGACGCAAGATCGCGCCCAGTGGCTGGCGCAGAGAGCCACAGGGATCGGAGGCTCGGACGTCGCCGCCATGCTGGGGATCTCGAAGTGGAAGACGCCCCTGCAGCTGTACCTTGAGAAGCGCGGCGAAGCCCCTCCGCAGTCCGACAACGACGCCATGCGCTGGGGCCGCTACCTCGAGCCCGTCGTGCGGCAGGCCTACGCCGACGAAACCGGCTACGAGGTCCGCGTGCTCAACCAGCTGCTGCGGCATCCGCGGCATGAGTTCATGGTCGCGAATCTCGACGGATTCGTGCTGCCGTCGGACGGCCCGCGCCGTGTGTTCGAGGCCAAGACCGCGCGCACGGCAGAGGGCTGGGGCGATCCGCGCAGTGACGAGATACCGCAGGCCTACTACCTGCAGGTGCAGCACTACCTGGAGGTGACGGGATTCGAGGTGGCCGACGTCGCCGTGCTGATCGGCGGCGCCGACTTCCGCATCTACGAGGTGCCGGCCGATCGGGAGCTGCAACAGATGATCGTCGACGCCTGCGCCGACTTCTGGCAGCGCGTCCAGCGGGGCGAGCCGCCCGAGCCGGTGAGCTACGCCGACGTGCAGGCCCGCTGGGGGCGCGCGTCCAAGGCCAGCGTCGTGGTGGCCGACGACGAGGTGCTGCACGCGCTGTCGCAGTTGCGCGATCTGCGCAAGCAGGCCAAGTACCTGGAGGCGGCCGAGGAAGAGTGGAAGGCCGTGGTGATGCGGGCGATGGGCGATCACGACACGCTGGTCGACGCATCGGGGCAGACGCTGTGCACGTGGAAAGCCGCCGCGGCACCGCAGCGCTTCGACGTGCAGGCGTTCAAAGCGCAGCACCCCGACCTGTACGCGCAATTCGTGAAGGCCGGCGAGCCGTCGCGCCGATTCGTGCTCAAGTGACAACGGAGGCCATAGATGACCGACACCACCCCGACGCCGCGCGCTGCCAACCCATTCGGCGATGCGCAGATCGCCGCACGGCCTGGCAGCAACGCCGTCGCCCAGTCCGACCAGCAGCGCGCCATCGCCGAGGTGCAGGCTGCCATGATGATCGCGAGGATGAACCCGCGCGATCCGATCGCGGCGATGGACCGCATCCTCAACGCCTGCACGCGCCCGACGCTGGCGAACGCGGCCGTCTACACCTACAGCCGCGGCGGCAGCGACATCAGCGGCCCTTCGATTCGTCTCGCCGAGGCGATCGCGCAGGCGTGGGGCAACATGCAGTTCGGCATCCGCGAGCTCGACCAGCGCAACGGCGAGAGCACGGTGCAGGCGTTCGCGTGGGACGTCGAGACCAACACGCGGCGCGAGGTGACGTTCCAAGTGCCGCACGTCCGCTACACCAAGGACGGCGCGCGGCGGCTCGTGGATCCGCGCGACATCTACGAGATGGTCGCCAATCAGGGAGCGCGCCGGCTGCGAGCCTGCATCCTCGGCGTCATTCCTGGCGACGTCGTCGAGGCCGCCGTCACGCAGTGCGAGACGACCATGCACGCGACGGCCGACACGAGTGCAGAGGCCATGCGCAAGCTGGTCGAGGCCTTCGGTCAGTTCGGCGTCACGCGCGAGCAGATCGAGCGGCGCATCCAGCGCAGGCTGGACGCGATCCAGCCTGCGCAGGTCGTCACGCTGCGCAAGATCTACGCGAGCCTGCGCGACGGCATGAGCGCCGCAGCGGACTGGTTTGAGCCTCTTGACACGCCGCAGGCGACCGGCACGCAAGAGCCAGCCGGCGCCGCCGACAGGCTCAAGTCGGCGCTGCGACAGCGTGCCGCCGCGGCCAGGGCAACGGCACCTGCCGAGGCGCAGCGGCACGACCCTGCGCCGTCCAAGGCCGCCGCCGATGCGGCCGGTGACGAGGCATGATGGCCCCGAGCCCGCGCAGCGCCGCCAGGCATGCCTTGGCCGCCGCCATGGGCGTGGCCAGCGGCGCCGGCTGCCGCTGTTTCGTCTGTGGCAGCTCGCCGTACGACTCGGCCGGCAAATGGCGCAAGGCGCTGGGCGCGGGCTTCTCCGATTGGGACTGCTGCGTCGATCGAGAGGCCGACGACGTGTGCACAGGCTGCCTGCGCCTGCTCTCCGGCCGTCCTGGAGACGACCCGCCGCCGCTGCGCACGCTGACCGTCGCCGTGATCGGCGGTCGGCTGGTCACGCCCGCATGGGCCGACGTCTGGTCTCTGCTGATCGCGCCCCCCGATGACCTCCAAGTCCTGTCGTGGGCGGTGAGCCGCCAGAAGCACCATGTGCTGTACGCCGAGCCTTGCACGCCGGCCGTGCTGCGCATCGGGTCCGACGCCGGGACCATTGACGTGCGCCCTCGACGCGACGCGCCATTGTACGCCGCCGTGCTGGCCCTGCGAGCCGGTGACGACAAGGGCCGCGCTTGGTTCTCTCGCGACGAGATCCTCTCCGGGCACTACTCCACCACCAAGATCGCCGCCCGCAGCGCGGCCGCCTGGGCCGAGGCCGAGGCGGTCATCGCGCCGCGGCGCGGAGACCCGGCCCTGCAAATCATCGTCGCCCACGCCCCCGTCACGATCTCCACCACGACCACGGAGCCACCCATGATCGACCCCACCGACGAGCGCGCGATCGAGCTGCTGCTTGCGCTGTGCCAGTCCTCCGAGGCGCGCACGAAAGACGGCCTCACCTTCTGGCAGGCGCTGCTCCCACGGCGCGTGCAGCGCCACAGCGGGCGCGGGATCGAGGCGTTTTGCGCCTACATGATGGCCGACCTCGCCGTGCCTCCCAGCAGCCCAGGCGGCATCGCCGTCGCGCAGTACGCCGCAAGCATCGCGCGTGACGACGCCGTCGCCGTGATGCGCCGCATGCGCGAGCGCCCGTCGCTGCTCATCGCGCTGGCCTATGACCGGCACAAGGCCGCCACCGCAGCCCGCCGTCAGCGCGCCAAGGCCGCCCCGCTGTCGGCAGACGAGCCGCCGCAGGACACGCAGACGACCATGTTCGACGTAGTGGAGACCCACCATGACCTCTGACCTGACCATGCCGCAATCCCGCGTGCGCGCGCCGAAGAACATGACGCCATACCGCGTCGTCATCACCACCGAAGCGCCGCTGCACCACGGCGCATTCGGCGCCGACTCCGGCAACGCGGTGGCCTTCCGGCGCATCGCTCTGGCGATGCGCCCGGACTCCGCCGGCGTGCCCGCCATCAGCGGCAACGCGCTGCGCGGCTGCCTGCGCCGCATCGTCATGCGCGACCTGCTGATGCGCTGCGGTCTGACCGTGGCCACCTACGCTGAGCACGGCCTGAGCTCCCAGCAGTGGGACAAGCTCTACGCCGCGCTGGCCAATGGCGGCCATCTGGAGGGGTCCGAGACGCGCACCGACCCCAAGCGCACCCGCGAGATCCGCGATGCGCTGCCCGCGCTGTCCGTGTTCGGCGCCGCGCTGTACACCTGGATGCTGCCGGGCGTCGTGTCGATCGGGTGGCTGTACCCGCGCTGCACCGAGACGGTTGAGTCCGCGCTGGTGCCGGCCGACCTCGCGGTCGACGCGCCGCTGGTGCCCGGCGAGACCCTGCTGACCGACGTATCGCTGGTGCGTCACGTCGACCGCGACGAGCAGGACCCGCAGTCCAGCGGCGTTACGCCCATGCCGGTGACCGTCGAGGCCCTGCTGCCAGGCACAACGCTGGTCACCACCATCGTGCCCATGCGCAGCATCTACGACGTGGAGCTCGGCGTGCTCGGCTACGCCCTGTCGCTGCTGCGCACGCTCGGCGGCAAGACCGGATCCGGTTTCGGTCGGCTGCGCGTCGAGCACGGCATCCCTGCCGAGCCGTACACGGCATGGCTGGAGGATCCTCAGCGCATCAACGCCGCGCGCGCCGCGCTGATCTCGATCGCGCAGGCGGCGGGGAGATAGGCCGTGCCAGTCGTGCTGCTGACAGCGCACGTGGCCGCGCCCATCGTGGTCGACGACGAGCTGCATCTGGACGGGCTGCTGGAGACGGCGCACCCCAACTCCCGACAGGTGCCCGTGTCGCGCACGACGAGGCTCGAGGACCTGCCGACCGTGCCCATACCCATCTGCTCGCACTCTCTAAACGGGGTCACGGCGCGCCTGTGCACGTCGATGCGCCTGCCAGACGAAGCCCGCATGGTCCGATCGCACGTCGTCAAGCGCCGCGACGGAGAGGACATCGAGGCGCTGGCCAACGGCGTGAATCTGGGGCTTGGGCCCGGCAAGAACCGCATGCAGGCGCTGACGACGATCGTCACTCCATACGTGCAGTGGGCCGCAATCGGCGATCGCCGCGAACTGCTGCGGCTGGCGCGCCGGGTGCTGTTCGTCGGCTCCTGGCGCAGCGCCGGCTACGGGCTGGTGACCGGCTGGAGCGCCGAATACCTGGACGCCGACCCCACCACCGTGCTGGTGGCCGACGGCGTCGCGCAGCGCCACCTGCCGGCGTCATGGTGCGCGTGGCACGAGGGCACCGTCACGGGCCCGATCAGGCCGCCTTACTGGCACCCGGCGCGCCAGACCGAGACCATTGTCCGCGCAGGCACACGCTGCGCGCTCAAACCCACCGTGGAGGCCGCATGCCATGCCGTTGCTGACCCAGCTGCGCTCCGAGCACACCGCGAACGCAAAGTCGCGCGTGCGGGCCCTCGCAGCGCTGGCGCATACCCGCCGCATGTCGATGCTGGTGGACCACGCACTGCGGGTCATCCATGACTGGCGGTCGCGGTGCCAGCGGCCAGCCGTCTCGTGCAGCGGCGGCAAGGATTCCACCGCGCTGCTGCTGCTGACCATGCGCATCGACCCTACCATCCCCGTCTACCGCGCCGACCCGCCCAACCCGTTGCCGGACCGCGCGGCGCACGTGGACCTCATGGCCCGCGCTGCGGCTCAGGCCGACTGGCGCATCGTGCCGTACCAATGGGACGTCGAGGCCGTCCTGGACGGCCGAGAGCCCTACCCTGCGCTGCTCAAGATCAGGCGGCTGGAGGAGCGCCTGCGCGCCGACGGCATCGATGGCGTGGCACTGGGCCTGCGGGCGCAGGAGAGCCGCGGGCGCGCGTGGAACCTCATCACGCGGGGCGAGCACTACGTCGCCAACGGTCGGCGCGTGTGCACCCCGCTGGCACAGTGGACCGCCGACGAGGTGGTCGGCTTCGTGCTGGCCGAGGACCGGCTGCCGCTGAACCCCGTCTACACCAAGCTCGAGGGCCTGGGCGACCTTAACCGCGTGCGCGACGGCACCTGGTACCCGCGCGAGACGCCAGACGCCCACGGTTACCGGAATTGGCTGGCGCTGCACTACCCAGAAGTCCTGCCCTTGTACGACCGCGCCGCCGCCATCGGCGCGCAGACCAGACGATGACAACTGAACAAACGCCGGCCGCAGTCGGCTCGGACGCACAGTTAGGCGCTGCCGCCGAAGCGCGCGACGCGGCCCCGCACAACGACATTGGCCGCGCCGCGCTGCTGGTACTGAGCCCGGACATGCTCGCCGAGTTGCTGCAGCTGCCGGAGGGCTGCCACATTGACGCAGCAGTGGCGCCGCACGACCAGCCTGGGGTGCTGCACTTGCGCGTGCGTGGCGCAGGATGGCCGACGCGGGCCGGATGGCTGCTACCGCAAGTGCGCGGCAGTGTTACGCGCTACGTGGCCGACGATGGCTCTACGGTGCGGCTGGCGATTGACTGGGGCCTCCCGAAGGACGAAGCGCCCTAACGTGGAGTTGAGCGGCGACCGTAAGCCGTCCGCTCAAACGCAAAGTTAGAACTCAATGCTGCACGTGACCCCAATAACTCTACAGCAGGCGAACGCCTTTGTGTCGCTGCTGCACAGGCACCATAAGCCGGTGCCAGTGGCGAAGTTTGCGCTGGCGGTATCCGACAGCGAGCACAGAGTTCGAGGTGTTGCGATTGTTGGGCGCCCGGTTTCGCGTCACTTGGATGATGGGTGGACGCTTGAGGTAAACCGCTGCTGCACTGACGGCGCCAGGAACGCATGCAGCATGCTATACGGCGCTGCTTGGAAAGCTGCCAAGGCCCTCGGGTTTAGGCGCATCGTGACGTACACACTGCCGGAAGAAGGCGGCGCCAGTTTGCGCGCCACAGGATGGAAACCTACATTCAACGTGGGAGGTACGCCATGGAACAACAACACCCGAAAGCGCGCAGAGAACCCACACAGCGACAACAAACTCAAGACGAGATGGGAAGCAACGACAGGGCTTCCGGCCGTGCCGCCGCCACAGGTGCCAGTTTCAAAGCTGGTGCATGGGCAGGCGGTGTTTGAGTTCTAACGCCAGCTTCAGCGGCGGCCGAAGGCCGTCCGTTGCAACCGACAGTTAGGCTCACGATGGAGATGCGATGAAACCGCTTGAACTTGCCGCCACAGCGGCCCGCGCACTGGCCGAGCCAGGGACTGTTGGCGTGGTGCTGACAGTGCCAAAGGGCGGATTGCCGCGCGGCTTTCCTCGCGGTGAGCTGCTGAACGAGATAGAGCGCGCGGGGATAGTGGAACGAACCTACCACTTCGACCCGAGCAAGGTGATTGCGTGGCTGTTGCGCAATGGCTTGGTGGAGATGGATCGAACGGGCGAGCGGACGCTGAGTTTTCGTGAGCCTAACGTTCGAGCCAAGCCGCCGAATCATGCCCGACCACACAGCAGCAGCGACTAGTCATCGCTGCCCTGTTCCTCGCGGGTCAGGCCAAAACCCGCGACACACGTAGCTAGGAGCACATCACATCATGGCAACCAAGAAGCCAACCAACGACAGCGGCGAGATCTCGATCATCGAGATCCAGACCGGCACCATCACCGTCGCCGTCGTCGGCACCACGCCGCTGATCCTCAACCGCCTGGCGGAGAAAGCCAAGCACGAGCTGCTGCTGCCGGCGCCGCGCAAGACGGCCGCCGACAAGGCCAGCAACCTCAAGCACAACCCGCTCGATGAGTTCCGCGCCTCGCCCGTGCGGCTGCGCGACCCCGGCGCGCCCACCCTGCTCGCGCTGCCGTCGACCGCGTTCAAGGGTGCCCTGCGCACTGCGGCGCTGGATTTGCCCGGCGCCAAGAAGTCGCAGATTGGCCGCCTCACCTACCTCCCCGGCGAGTACGTGCCCATCTACGGCATCCCGCAGGTCTACAGCACCATCGTCCGGTCCGCCGATATGAACCGCACGCCAGACGTGCGCACGCGCTGCATCGTGCCCCGGTGGGCGGCGGTGCTGAGCATCACCTTCGTCCGGCCCCTGATGCGCGAGCAGGCCATCGCCAATCTGCTGGCCGCGGCTGGCCTGACGGTGGGCGTGGGCGATTTCAGGCCCGAGAAGGGCGCGGGCACCTACGGCCAGTTCAGCGTTGTCGGCGCCGACGATCCGCAGCTGCTGGAGATCATGCAGACCGGCGGGCGCGCGGCCCAGGAAGCTGCGCTGCAGGACCCCGAGGCCTACGACGACGACACCGCGGAGCTGCTCGCCTGGTTCGACGTCGAGGTGCGCCGCCGTGGGTTCAAGGTCGCGGCGTGAGGGAGGCGGCCATGAACAAGTCCGTCGACGACTACCTGATCCAGCTGCACGAGCTGCACGGCACGCTGACGCCCGATCTCGTGGTGGAGGACGCCAAGCGCCCCGACAGCCCGCTGCACGAGCTGTTCGACTGGGACGTCCAGAGGTCGGCCGAAGCGCACTGGCGCGAGGTGGCGCGGCAGCTGATCCGCAACGTGCGCGTGGTCATCACCAACGAGAGCCGCACGATCCGGGCGCCGTATTTCGTGCGCAACCCGGAATGCAGCGCCCGTGAGCAGGGCTACACCTCGGTCGTGCGAGTGCGCAACGATGCGGAGATCGCGCGCGAGGTCGTGCTGGAGGCGTGCGGCCTGGTGTATGCGGCGCTCACCCGCGCACAGGCCGTCGCGGCGGCCGTGGGCGTGGAGCAGGACATCCTGCAGCTGCTGCAGATGACGCTCAACGTGCGGCTGTCGCTGAGCACCGATACGGCCTAGCGCCGTGTGTGGCGCGGCATGGCGCGGCGGGCGTGGCACGGCCCGGCCGGGCCAGGCCCGGCTGGGCCCGGCGAGGCATGGCCGGGCGCGGCAGGCATGGCTTGGCATGGCCTGGCTCGGCGCGGCGGGGCATGGCCGGGCAGGGTTCGGCGCGGCAGGCGCGTCCTAGCAGGGACTGGCTAGGCCCGGTGTGGCAAGGCGATGCGCGGCAGGCTAGGCAAGGCGGGTCCTGGCGCGGCTTGGCCGGGCACGGCCCGGCGCGGCAAGGCAGGCAAGTCCTGGCTTGGCGAGGCCGGGCGCGGGAGGGAGAGGCTTGGCGAGGCAGGCATGGCGCGGCTGGGCGGGGCGCGGCAAGGCGGGGCAGGGCACGGCTGGGCGGGGCGAGGCCGGCTTGGCAGGGCCGGGCTGGGCATGGCCGGGCGTGGCCAGGCAGGGCATGGCCAGGCATGGCGCGGAAGGCTACCCGGCCTCGCGCAGCCGCGGCGCGAGCGCGTCCAGCAGGGCGGCGCGCTCCTGCGTCAGCCGCAGGAGGTCGACGTAGACGCCAGGCGGCACGGCGTGCGTGCCGGCCGCCCAGCGGCGCATGGTGCGGTCTGACACGCCGAGCTGGCGTGCCAGCTCGCACTGCCAGCGGGGGCCGTAGAGGGCCTCGCCGGCTTCGGCGAGGAGGCGGCTCATTCGTCGTCTCCCACCCATGCGTACACGCCCGCCCGAGGCAGGGCCTCCACCGCGGCGAGGACGTCCTCGTCGGGGCCGTCCTCCAACTCGAACCCCGGCGGGGCGACCCGCACGTCGTAGAGGCAGCGGGTCGTCCGCGCCTCGCTGGCGGGGACGCGCTCGTAGCGCCCGCCGATGCGGGCGCTGGGGTCCGTTTCCCCGTCCACCGCCGCGCAGGCGGCTTCGGGGGTTTCGGCGTCAACGACGCCCCAGACGTGACCGGTGTAGGTTTCGATGATTGCGAATCTCACGGTGGTCTCCTTGCCACGTAGCGCCGGCCTGTGCCGGCGCTGGTTGATGATCTGGCCGCGCTCAGGCGGCCGGCACGTCACTCTCCGTAGCGGATCAGGTCGAGGTCCAGCAACAGCTGCTTTTCGCGGAGGTGGCCGAACAGAGCCCACCCAATGATGTGCTCCGCGTTGGTCATCGGGCCGTAGACATGCACTTCACCCTCGCGGGTGATGCGGTACTTCCGCGCGCCGAACTCGGCGCGCAGGGCGCGGCGGATCGCCGCGATGCTGGGGGTGGTGCTGGACTTGCTCATTGTGGCCTCCTTCGCCATCTTGCGCGGGCCCTATTGCCCTGCGCATGTCCGCACTATAGGCCACGCCGCGCCGCGCGTCAACCCACAGCGCCATGAGATTTTTCTATGTCGGCGCCGGATGCAATAGGCCGGCTTGATGCGCCACGCGCCTACTGCGTCTTGGCCTGGGTCAGCGCATCGTAGGCCCGCTCGCAGGCGCTGCCGGCGACGTGGGCGGCGTCTGCTGCGGCAGCAGCGTCTCGACCAGCCGCCTCCAGCCGGCCGAGCATGTGGGCGAGCACCAGTCCGGCATCGGAGGCTGGCGAGCTGCCGACGGCAGCGGCGGGATCGCAGGCGGCGGCACGGGCGGCGAGGGCTGAGGCGTACTCGCGCAGGCTGCCAGCAGCAGCATCGGCAGCAGCAGCATCGGCGCGCGCCTGGCGGAGCTTGCGGTCGGCAGCATGGGCGATCTCCTGTGCCTGGTTGACGCGCCGCGTGGTCTCCACCAGCGCCGCGTGCATGGCCTGCTCGCGCAGGGTGGCAGTGTGGGCTGCGGCCTCGGCCTGCTCGCGCTCGGCGATCGCGCCGCGCCAGGCCCAGCCGCCGGCAAACCCGGCCGCGCCGGCGGCCACGGCCGCGATGGCGAGCATGGCGCGGCCCGATGGCAGCATCACGCGAACGCCTGCACGCCCTCTTCGGCGTACTGCTTGCGCCGGTCGGCTAGCAGCATGGCCGGGCCGTTGACCACGCGCGTGATGGCGTCCCACTGCGCACTGTCGGCCAAGACGTTGCACTTGTGGGTGTGCCAGTACCACGCTGCGGTGAGGCATGCGTCGTCTGGCTGCGCCACCAGGTCCGGCTGCTCGACGTAGGGCCGGCCCAGCGACTGCGCCGCGTCGGCGTAGTTGGCTCGGCCTGTCAGCTGCTTGAGGCCTCGGCCGCGGTAGCGCCATCCATCGCCGCTGGCCTCGTCGCCGTTGCCGAGCCGGTTGGCATAGACCACATTGGCCAAGCCCTGCGGGTTGCGCACCAGGGTCTGTGCCTGGGCCAGCGTCTTGATGCGGCTGGGGAAAATCTGCAGCAGCCGCTCTGGCGAGCGGTAGTAGAGGGACTCTTCGAGCTGCGTGAAACCAGCCGACTCGACGCGGCACTGCGCCACGAAGCCGGCGATGCGGGCCGGCGTGGTGATGTCGAAGCGCCTGCAGGCGCGCGCCAGCGGCGCGGCAAACATCCGCGCCTGCGTGGGCGCGATGCCGGCCGCGATCAGGCGCGCCACCGTGATCATTGCTCACCCCGGCTTTTGGTGATGCCGATGCGGTGCTGCGCCCAGTCCTCCAGCGTCGAGATCGCCCGGCCGCCCATGTGCCCGGCGATGCCCACCAAGGCGATGGTGAGCAGCTCGGGCGTGTCCATGTACTTGGCGATCCAGAACACCAGCAGGCCGGCCATGGCGCTGGTGCATGTCTCGCCGATGGCGTTGACCAGACTCCAAGCCGACGCCTCGCCGCGCCGCACGCGCCCGTACCAGCTGACCAGGCCGCCGCCGACGCTGACAGCCAACACCAGCAGGTAGTCGCGCAGCGGGATGTCCAGCGGGTGCGCGTCGGCCGCGCTCGCGGCATGCACCTCCAGGGCCAGCACCACGCCGGCCAGCCATCGCTTCAGCCCACCCACCCCAGCCGCCACGCCGCCAGCGGCAGCAGTACAAGCGCACCGCCGGCAATGCCGGCCAGCGCGTCGCGCACGCTCGGCGTGCCCTTGCGGCGCAGGCGCTGCGCCACCTCCCATCCGATGCTGCCGGCCGCGCACAGCAGCGCGCCCAGCGCCACGCTGTGCAGTCCGCCCAGCGCGGCCAGCGCGGCGCCGTACAGGGCGTGGTTGGCTTTGTCGTGGGGCAGCATGGGCAGCATCATCGCGCGAATTCTAGCGAAAGGTGCACCGCCGCGCTGCTGCCGTAGCGCGGCACTCGCGGCAGGTAGCTCAGGCGGGCCGCCGCGCCACTCCCCAGCGGCACCCGCACACTGGGCACCAGCATGGGCAGCACCGGGCGCGCCGGGTAGCCGGTGATGGCGCCTGCCGTCAGGCCCCAGGGGCCGCGCTGCCA